CATGCCTCCGTAGCTGAGTGGTTGTAGCAGCTGGCTCTTAACCAGCTGACGTGGGTTCGATTCCCACCGGGGGTACCAGGGGACCCCTGATCCAATCCGGCTGATTACCGGGCCACAAGGCTCATCACCACGTGGGTATTAAATCCTCGGGTCCCCGTTAACCGAAACCTACAAGGAGCACAACATGGACACAGTAGTCGTCTTTGACGATCTGAGGAAACTAGAAGACGAGACCCAGCAGCTCCTTGAGGGGACTGGCTGGCAGGTGTTCCATTGTGAGACGGTCCTAGAATTCCAGGCCACCGTCAAGCAACTTGAACGGATCGACGTCTTGTACCTGGACCATGACCTTGGCGGAGTGGCCTTCGGAGAGGACACGTCACGTGATGGTGTGAGGTGGATGTGCGACCGAGTCCTGTCGGGTGAGCTGGTCGTGGATTACGCCATCATCGTCACGCTGAACCCCAACGGTGCTGCCTGGCTAAAGAGCGAGATGGACCGTGCTGGAGTCAAGTGGGACCAGGACCCAGGAGGCCGTAACAGCGGTCTCTGGGCTCCGCAGGGGTTCTAACGGTTTGCCCCCAACGAAGGACGTGCCCGACTCTCCTAAAGTTGGTTGCCCCAGGTTCGATTCCTGGTGGGGGCGCAAACATGCTCCGTTAGTCAACTGGTGAAGACGCATGCCTCTCAAGCATGAGGGACGGGTTCGATCCCCGTACGGAGTACCATAGGGGCGTGACAGGAGTCTAAGGTGGACTTTGAATCCACTGATGTTGGGGTTCGATACCTCCCGCCCCTACCATCTACAAAGGAGCACAGATGCAGCAAGGTCGGTCACGAGAAGACATGGAGTATCATGCAGCCCACGAGACCTGGGATGACTATTATGGCACCAAGCGTCACGGTAGGTATTTCTGGTACAAGAACATGGCCAGCACAGAGTACATCCAGAACTGGTACCGGGCCACCAAAGGCCGTGAGACCAAGGTGTTCCGCCCCTCCAAGTCGAGGGATAAGAAGTGAGATCATGCCGCTGATGCTCGTTGGGACGAGCGCCGCTCTTGTAAAGCGGAGCAAGTCGGTTCGAACCCGACCAGCGGCTCTGGGAAGTCGGGTTGTGTAGCTAATAACCTGGGATAGACGGCGCCCAGCGCAACCCGATTCCCCTACATGCCCCCTTAGTGATAACGGAAGCACGCATCCTTGGTACGGATGAGGAGTGGAGTTCGATTCTCCCAGGGGGCTCCAATTCCCGCCAGTCGCACCGGGTGCGGCCAACCCTCGTAGCGTTGGCTTGCTGGGATCGTCCCCCAGGACTGGCTCTGTGGCGTTAGTGTAGTGATAAGCACAAGAGGTTGTGATCCTCTTAGGGCGAGTTTGAATCTCGCACGTCACCCCAATCGTTAAGAAAGTGTCAAGAAACAGACGTAAACTAGAGGGATGAAAAAGACCATCCTCTTAGTACTAGCAGCAGCTTTCTTGAGCATGGGGGTATCTGAATGCGAGCCTACTGTCAAGCCCGCCCCAGGAGTTACGCAAGTTGTAGGAGTTGAGACAGAGGCAATTGCTTTTATCAACCAACAGCGAGCAGCAGCAGGAGTAAGGCTCCTAGCCTGGAACTTCGGCCTGACTATGGCGGCTCAAAGCCTGTCCAACGACATGGCAAACAACAACCTCATGTTTCATGGAGTGGGTAGGCCAGTAGCAAGGCACTGGAGGTGGTGGGGCGAAGCAGTAGCAGTTGGGTACCAAACCCCAGAAGCAGCAGTCAATGGGTGGATGAGTAGCCCTGCACACAAAGAGATACTGCTTACTACCAAGGCTACGCACGTTGGAGTAGCGGCCTCCCAAGGAGTAGACGGTACTTTTTACTGGACCATGATGGTCGCTAGCTAACATGCTTCCGTAGTCCAACTGGCAGAGGCACAAGGCCGAGATCCTTGACAGTGGGGGTTCGACTCCCCCCGGAAGCACTATCAGTCGTCGTCGGCAACTTGGTAGTTCACCAAGTTGTGCTGCATGGAGTTCAGACCATGTGAACCGGTCTCACTGACCATGAGTACTTGGTACTCATACTGCAGGTCGTCCTCATCTAGGTCCCCTAGATGACCATGGGTTGGCCTCATGGTGTTGTGCTGCTGAGGTAGCACGTTACCCTCTATATCCCTGAATTGATCGCTCAGTATCGGGTGGGGGGCGGCTCCTAGGCTGCGGTTCATAACCACAATGCTAACATGCCCCCAGCAAGGAGCACGGTGGATCTTCTAAATCTGCTACAGAGGTTCGATTCCTCTTGGGGGCGCAAACACGCTTGACAAGCCAACCGGTTGTGGGCAGCTGTCTGATACACAGTTTCAGCGGAGTTCGACTCTCCGGTCAAGCACCAGGTGATAGTCTTAGAGGCATGGGGGACGAGAAGCGCCCCCGGTGGAGTGATCTAGAGCACCACCACCGTCACCTACATGCGAGTATGGTCTAATGGCTATGACACAACCTTGCCAAGGTTGAAGTGGGAGTTCAATTCTCCCTACTCGCTCCATGCGGTATTGATGTTCAATGGTTTAGCATGACTGGCTTCCACCCAGTTTGTATCGGTTCGAATCCGGTATACCGCACCAAGCCCGTTCCCCTGAAAAAGGTAGGGGGACCGCCCCGGCGACGGAGGCTGATGAAGACCTGGCTGATCACCAGGAGCACTCTCAGATAGACCGGTCAGCGTGAGTATCGTGGGTTCGAATCCCACCTCGGGCGCTAACAGGCCCCCAGGGGGGAATGGTCTTCCCCAGGACTCTTATCAAGTCCCGAAGCGGGTTCGATTCCTGATGGGGGTACCAATCAGAACTGGTAGTCCATGGCGTCTAGTACGCCGTTACCGTTGCAGTCCACGTCAGTCAAAGAGGCTGGGGGGATGGCTTCACGTAGGCGGTAGATGTCTCTGATGTTCTCAGGCTCTACAAGAGCCTCTAGCGTGTCATACGCAGCTGTGAGGGAGTCTCTTACGGCCTTGGGGGCAGCATTGCGTGTACGGCAGATGTCAAGAATACGCACAGTTGCGGCGTCTTGAACAACCTCTACCTGCTCCGAGGCCTTCCGTGCGTTGGTAGCAGCTTGGAACGAAACTCCGGTAGCTATGATGGACAGCACCAACGCCACAGTTAGAGCGATGATGCCTTTCCTGATGGTAGCAGTACCAGTCTGTAGGGCCTGAATCTCATCAACCAAGTGCTCCTGCGTGATAAGACCGTCTACGAGACGGTGTTCAATATCAGCAATATCATCACGGTTCTGTGTCACTTGGTTGGTCCCCTTCGGGTTCTTAGTCATGAGTTCGTTCCTACCATTCTTGATGCAGCCACCTCCTGTAACTGTCTTGCTGCCTCTCTTTGTTCCGCCGTAGATGCGTAGACTTCACGCACAGCTAGTTCTAGGTCAGCTCGGATAGACTTGGCTGACGCTTCAAGAAGGTCAACCTTTCCCATCCTGTGAAACATTCTCCTCATGGTTCACCTCTGTCGGTCCTAACACGTCGATCTTCTGCGTACTCTAGGGCCACTCTCAGTCTAGTCCATACCTCCTCCGAGGGTACGTGCTTAAGAGCGTCGGCAGCTGCTTTGTGAGCCTCAGCTGAGGCTCGGTGAGCGTCGTTAGACTGCCTAATAGCGTCACGAACGTCCCCCAAGATAGGGTTCAGTTCTTCATAGGACTTCTGGAGACGGTCTCTCTGCTTAGCAGTGTCTCTCTGCCAGAGCCACACCACGAATGCCACCACTCCGGCTACGCCAAGAGACGTGAACCAGCTCGTGGGGTTGGTTGGATCGGGGGCCTCCGCTTGAGCTATAATGGCAGCTAGGCTTCCTGCTGCAGATCCAATTAGTACTGGTGGGTTCACAAGGTAGTTCCTACTGGTAGATACTTACTAACTAATAGTAACATGCCTCTCTGGCGTAACGGTAGCGTTGTGGGCTTTTACCCCATCCGGTCTGGGTTCGAATCCCAGGGGGGGCACTATGAGCAAGAACCCAAACGGTATGCTCACTCGTGGTAACAAGGAGTGGGGCAGCAAAGCAAGGAAAGAAGAGGACCGCTTGCGGGGCCATCGTCGCCGTGGTAAAGTGGACTCAATTGGAGAGTATGAGCATGGCGCTCAATCGTCTTGGAAAGACGATCTGTCTTAACGGGCAGCAGTTCGATTCTGCTACTCTCCGCTGGGGTGCGGTCTGGTGACCACTATCGGCTCTGACCCGATATAGGAGGGATCGAAACCTTCCACCCCAACCAATGGGATATGGCGTAAATGGCGAACGCAGGTGGCTGTTAACCACAAGTTCCGGGTTCGAATCCTGGTATCCCAGCCAATCGAAATGCTAACATAGGTACTTGACCACCTTCTAAGGAGATACTCTCATGGCAGCAACAACAGAAACACAGAATGGTGCCAACATCAGGGCACTGGCGATGACGATTCAGCCAGCTTCTGGTGGCCTAACCATCGCCCAGTGCGAACTAGAACTCACCGACTACAAAGACTCCGCAGGAGTGAACGCCCTTCCTGCTACCTGGGACGATCCTCTTGTAGCGGACAAGGACGGAGATGTAGTTCTCGCCTCAACACCGTTCACAGTTGTAGGACACGCATCTCTACCTGACATCACCGCCTGATAACTATCTCCTACCAAGAGACCACAGCAGGACCCCCTTCTTCGGGAGGGGGTCCTTTGCTATGTATGGCCCCCTATCAGAGAAGGAAAGTTAGTAGGCCCGGATACTTTAATGTACGTTTTATGCACTGCCCTGTACTACTAGGGCGGAATAGGCATATCTACCAGGTGCTTTACGGATACCTTGACAGTACAGGGCAGTAGACAATCCGTACATTTAAGTATCGCTTAGCAAAAAGCTAGTTGTCTCATACCGGTTCATACTCATATCAGTGTATGGGTACCTATGACGAACTGGTCTGGGGGGCGTTTCTGCTATATAGTTTAATAAATCACAGTTAACGCAAAAACACATCAAACAGGCTACAAAACCCCAGGTCAGAGGCCCTGTTTTCAGAGGAGCCGTGAAAGATTGATCGAGTTAATGTTTATTAATGGAAAGCAGCCCCCATAAACTGAGCACTCATACCACCCCATACATAGAACAACCCCCCTGCCGTAGCAGGGGGGTTGTTGCTTAGCTACCCAAGGAGACGTTAGTAGCCGTTCGTTTGCCTATCTGGCACGAAGATGACATCACCTGGAAGAATGTCTAGGTCGTCGCCCCCGTTCCACTTAGTGATGAGTGAGATGTACTGCTGGAGAGCCCGTCCTGGCATGTCCCTCAGGAAGGGGCCAGCCACACCATAGTCTCCAGCTTGAGCTGTGATGAGGGTCCCCTTCTTGTTGGGGATGACTACCTTGTCACCGGGGGCGAAGTCAGACTCAGGGTTAGCGTCTAACACCCACGTAAGGCGCTTAGGGTCGCCGTAGACCGCCTGAGCTATGTCCATGGCACCTTGCCCCTCCTGAACCGTGTAGAGGCCGTAAGAGACCTTCTGAGGAGGAGTCATGACGTGCTGAGCTGAGCTGCTTGCCACATAGCGTCAAGCGCAGCGTTGGCAGAGGCCTTGCCGGGGGCAAACGGAGAAGCGTTCGTAGCACGCAGTGAACGAAGGATGCCCTCCATGTCACGCTCGTTGACGGTCACCTCAGGAATGCCAGCCTTGGCCAGCACACCTGCGTGGTACCCATCAACAGTGTGGGTGATGGTGGTAGCTCCGATAACCATGGAGACCCACTGCGGGGTACCTGGGTTGAGGTCAATCTTGATCATGTCGGTGTTCTCCTGTGTAGTAGAAGGGGGAGGTGTGGGTGCCGGGTCGGTGGGTCGATTGATAAGGCGAGAGTCAAGGTTTCCGAGTTGACCCTCTCCTGTGGGAGAATCCCACTTAGCTCCAGGAGCCTCAGCGATGTGAGACCCTGGGCAGCCGGTTGAGCGGTAACGGTAATGAGGAGCAGCTACGTGAGAGCTGGCCAGAATGACCTTGGAAACCATCTGGTCTCTCAACCACCACCAGGATGCAATCTGAGCGTCTGTGAGAGGGACGCCGATGGCGTTGACAAACAGAACGGCACCGGACTTGTTATTGAAGTTCTTGCAGTGTGCTGCAACGAACTCGCCCCCCTGCTCCCAGATTGACCCATCAAGGGTAATCATGTAGCTGTACTCCCAAGTACGAGCAGACTGAGCACCGAAGTTGGCTACAGACTGAGCGTCACGCTTGCACTCAACTGGATCTGCTGAACGGTAGCGGGAGGTGACTGGGTAGCCAACGCCAGTGTAGTGAGCGAGGAGCACAGTTTCCTGCCAGAGCTTCTCCCTAGTGTTAGGTGGTTCTGGAATCCCAAGGTCTGAACGGGGATGGATGAACATGGTTACAGCCTACTACCTGTCAGAACTCAAGGCTACCGTTTGGAAGCTGAATGTGGACGTAACCTAGATACCCATCGGTTCGACGGTAAGCGTGAGCCTCTGCTTCGGAGAAGACCAGGCTCACGAACACGTCCTGGTCATCGTCTTCCTGGTAGACAAGGTACCCATCTTTAGGGGCCCCCTCTGGTACTAGTTCTGGTTCTACGAACGTCCACAGCTCTTCCATAGCAATGAGAGCTAGATAGGGCTTGCCATCATTAAGACTGGGGTCCGTCACCAGGGCTGGGAGCCCTTGAAGACCGTCCCCCATGTCTACAGACTGATCTGAGTAGACCAAAGCCTGGACGTGTCCATCTCTTTGAAGCCAGGCTTGACGTGGGTACTTAGGCATCTTTTACTCCTTGGAGACCCTAACCGCACGAGCGGAGCGAGTGCTACCGAGCGAAGCGAGGTTATGGGTTAGTTGTTGTAGTTCTCATTGGCCCCAGCTCGCTTACGCTCGCAGCCTCACTTCGTTCGGCCTTGGTAAGGGTCTTTGTTCTTGTTCTTAGTTGTTGAAACTGTTTCAGTATACACCAAGCTACTAGACAGCCCTATGGTGTTAAGCAAGCCTAACTAAGCTCATCCGTCCTACTAACTCCGACCTGTTAGTACTCCTTGTCAGGGGAGTATTACTCTTCTTATCCCTGGTCCCCAGGCTGGGCGTTGGTTCCCAGTTCCTCGCCAGAGCGGTCAGACAGTGATGAGTTGTATTGCAGGCGAGACTGTACCACCTCCAGCCACCCTGTAGCAACCATTCTGGTAGAATCTTCAACATGTCTTACCGTTCCTCGCCCCCTGACCCTTCGAAGCCCGTGTACCACGGGTCTTCGTTTCCTTGGTCAGCAGTAGAGACTGCGGGAGCTATCCACGTGGGTGACCACGCTCAGGCTATGGACTTGGTCCCCAAGAAGTCTGGGGACCCAGGACCAGTGCTACTCCGTAAGGGGGGCAAAGGTGGAGATTCCTATACAGAGGACGATGGGACCATGGTACGGGCATTCCAGCCGCCCCCATCCGTTCCCAACGGTGGTATGACAGAGCTGATGTTCAACCCAGGGGTAGGCTTCCACGACGTTGACGTTAGTGACCAGACAGCTAACACCGCTCACTTGCTGCACGCACGAGAGAACAACTACGCACGAGGTGGGTCTGTAGACCAGTCTTCGTACAATAGTCCTGACCTGACTGACCCTGCGTGGTCACGAGGGGGGCAGGATCTATCCACAGCACATGGTAAGACTGGTGATGCTGTGCAAGCTCTTCGTGAGAACAAGGTGCTCCGCTACGCCAACGTCATGGAGGGTGACGGACAGGGTGTGTCTTACGTCGTCCCCAACCCAGATGTAAACCTGCGTCAGTTTGGTGAAGAGCCCAAGCCCGTGGCTGGCAAGGAGTACCACCAGACACCACTTCCAGGTATCGACCTTGCAGGAGTGCGCAACCCAGGACCGTTCGATGAGCACTTTGACGACGGGGGGCCAGACTATGTAGGCCTTGGCGACCGCCGCACTCCAAACATGAGCCGTACACGTCGTCGCCAGTCTCCAGGCGTCGAGACCCCCGCCCCCCAACTACCGACCACCGAAAGGCTGTTCTGATGGCCACTCAGCTCCAGTACACCCTAACGCAAGGTGAGGACTTTGAGCGCCTGATTGTCGTCAAGGACTCTCGCACTCACCGAATCCGTAAAGTCAGCTATGCCACGGCATCGATGCGTGCCGTTGGTTCCACCTCACTGCTCACTATCCCCATTGACGCTACAGTCAGCTTTGAAGGGGGCATTACTCTGTGTGTGCCAGCAGAAGACACGTACAGCTTGGCCCCCGGCACATATGAGTTCGATGTAGTAGCAGACCCTTATGGCGTACCGAAGACAGTGAGCCAGGGGACAATCGAAGTCGAGTACGTGGACAGGATCACCCCAATCGAAGGAAATGGACCTATGATCATCAACTACTGGACTGATACGGACTACCGTAGAGCTGTCACTTGGATGGACCAGTACGGGGCCATTATTGAAGTGTCGGACGCCCGACTACAAGCTCGTGACGGCACCAACGCTGTTGTTCTTGATCTTGGGTTCTTCGAACTACCCCCTAGTGAGGCATCGATAGGCTCCTACGCCCCCGAGAAGCGTGGGTACCTAAGCCCTCTAGCAGGAGCTACTCTTGAGATTCATATCTCAAACCAAGCAGTAGTCACTCCTGGAGAGTTCAAGTTCGATCTCCTGGGGCAGGACGCCGCTACTGGCGATTGGACACGTGTGGCAGAAGGTGTTTTAGTTGTCTCTGATACGGCCACTTCGCCCCCAACGGTTTGATACACTGATTAGGCTGCCAACCGTAGCAACAGTCTGACTCTTAAGGGAGACCATTTTCATGCCAGGTATGTCTTCAACTACCGCCAACGCTATTCTTGACGCCATTGGAAATGCCACGGCGTATAGCATCGCCACCCCCTACATCCAACTGCACACCGGTGCTCCGGGTACTGCCGGTACTGCCAACGTGGCTACTGAAACAACCCGCAAGCTAGTGTCGTTTGGCGCCGCAGCTGGTGGCGTCATCTCCAATGACACAGCCATCGTGTGGACCAACATCGCTGGTTCTCAGGACGCCACTCACTGGACGCTGTGGACAGCCGCTGCTGCTGGTACGTTCATTGGTTCCGGTACCATTACCGCTAACGCTTACACGGCTGGCGACACTTACACGATCCCCATTGGTGACCTCGACGTTTCACTGACGATCACGCCTGACTGACCGGAGGGCCCCCTATGGCCACAACGGTCTCTAACCTCAAGGCGACCCTTACCACCCCCACCTCTGTCACTCTTACTTGGACCGCTGCAGACGAGCGCCCCCTAGTAGACATTGAGATTGACGGTACAATCATCCAATCGGGGTACTCTGGCACGTCGTACGTGCATACCATCACTGCTGGTGGTCAGCACAACTACCGTTTACGTACGGTCCAGGGAGGGTTCTCACCGTCCAACATCGCCTGGCACTCTCTGTTCTGGGCCGAGGGGGAGGCGTTCACGGCGCTCGGGCTGGCCAACGACGCCTCTGTGTTCCTCTGGCCCAACGAGACCGGCGAAACCGACGCCACCGGTTCTGGGTGGGTACCCAACTACCGCACGGACGGAGGGGCCGACTACAACAACCGGCCCGTCGTGGACTTCGACAACAACGTCCAGAGCGTGCTCAAGGCCCTGGTCTGGAACACGCAACCTGGTGCGACGAGGACTTACATCGTCGTCGGCAACAGGGGAGTCAACTCCGGGACCTACGGAACGATCTTCGACGGCGACACCACCGATGCATCACGCCGAGCGAAGATCGGGATGAACATCGGGCAGACGTTCTGGTCCACCGCCATCGGAACGACGTCGGACATCGACACCAACATCGTCCCGGACTTCGTGCCTCACCTGTTCGAGCTGCGCACCTCGACGGCCCTCACCGACCGATTCAAGATCGATGGCATCGTTGGGTACGAGGGAAACGCTGGGAACTCCGACACGAGGGGCGTCTGCATCGGCAACTACGCCGTCAACTCGTACAGCGCTCGTGGAAAGATCGCCTTCGTCGGCGTCTACGATGGTGACTTCTCCCAGGACCCCAACTACCCAGCGTTTTGCCAATGGGTGACAGAGCACTACGGCATCTCAACAGGCATCTCGTCGCAGATGACCGGTGGCACCGTCAGCGTCCCAGGTGACGGCTACGTCTACCACACGTTCACCACCTCGGGGACATTGGCCCCCATTGGTGATCCGGTCGAAGTCGAATACTTGGTCGTCGCAGGGGGTGGACCGGGAGAGAACAACTACGGGGGCGGTGGCGGAGCTGGGGGTATGCGTGCAGGGGCGGTCACGCTTCCTGCTGAGCGCACAGTCACGATTGGCGGAGGTGGCGCTCCAACTGGTAGTAGCGGCGGGGTGGGGACGGCGTCTTCTCTCGGAGCAGTCTCGTCTGCGGGCGGTGGCGGTGGGTCCACGAGGAACTCCGAGGCAGATGGAACCGCTGGCGGGTCCGGTGGCGGTGGCGGCGGTACGGCGGGGAACCTCGGCAACGGAGGTGCGGGAGTCGCAGGTCAAGGCAACGAAGGTGGTGACGGCTACCTGCTCATCGGCGACGCCGGAACGAACTCGGCCGGTGGCGGTGGTGGTGGTGCCGGGGGGGTCGGTGCGAATGCCGCATCGACTGCAGGCGGGAACGGAGGTGCTGGCCTGGAATGGCCCGCCTCGTCTGGTACCTACTACGCTGGCGGTGGCGGCGGTACCGGTCAGCTCACTGCTGGTACGGGAGGATCAGGAGGTGGAGGTACCGGGGCGACCGAAGCATCCCCCAACGGAACCACCGGTACTGCCAACAAGGGTGGTGGAGGTGGTGGTGCTTGGGGCGGAAGCGCCGCAGGGGTGGGCGGCTCCGGCATCGTCATCGCCCGCTACCCGGTGGACTATGCGTGGACGCCGATCTCACCTGACAGCATCGCCACACTGGCGGCGTGGTACGACGCCTCGGACACCGGCACGATCACCTCGTCGGGTGGGGCCGTCTCGCAGTGGAACGACAAGAGCGGCAACGGGTGGCACCTCTCGCAGTCCACCGAAGGGGACAAGCCGACAACGGGAGCGAACACCGTCAACGGCCTGAACGTGCTCGACTTCGGCGGCACGAAGCACCTGCTCAACTCCTCCTACAACGAGAACACTCGCTGCACGATGTTCGCCGTGATCAAGGTCGTCGCCAGCACCTACATCCAGCAGGCCGTCTGCTTCCAGAACCAGCAGCACCCGATCTCGATCAGTGACACCGAGTCTATCGTGGCGTACAACGGCAACTACTGGAGCGGGGCACCCGAATCAGCGACCGGACGCTCTGGCGTGCTGCTGGCGTCCTCGCGTATCCATGCCAGCCCCGGCGAGCGTTGGGTGCGAGTGAACGGGACGCAGTCCAACGGCACCAACAGCGTCGGTACCTCGGCGGCCACGAAGCTCGTCGTCGGCGGTAACCCCGGCGAGACCCAGTACCTGACGGGCGGGGCACAGGTGATGGAGGTCATCGTCTACGCCGACCTGGCCTCCCCGCTCTCGGTGAGCGAGGTCTCGGCCGTCGAGGGTTACCTGATCGACAAGTGGGGCGTGGTCTGATGGCCTACTTCGCCGAACTCGACGCCACCGGGATCGTGCTGCGGGTGGTCGTGGCCGACTCGATCGACTGGTGCATCGACAACCTCCCGACCACGGTCCAGACCGGCACCCGTGACACGCTCGACCCTGACGGCAACCCGGTCACGGTTCCGGTGTACGAGCAGCAACCGTCAATGTGGGCCGAGACATCCGACCCGTACGCCGAGCCGACCGCCGTCACCTACTGCGGACCCGGCTACGGACATGACCCTGCCGTCAGGGAGCAGTTCGCTCTACAGTGGGATCAGACCGCCGCCACGGTCCCCAATGAGCAAGGCCAATACGCCTACTCCACACAGGGAGAGGTCGTCTTCCATCAGGGCAAGATTTGGCGTAACCTCATGCCTACCGGTAACCCCAATGTGTGGGAGCCCCCAATCAACTGGCGTGAGTACCCAATGGGTGTGGAGTACCCTTTGTGGGTGCAACCTGTTGGAGCCGTCGATGCATACGAAGTGGACGAGATCGTAGAGCACAACAGCCTCACATGGATCAATGTCACCCCCGCCAATGTGTGGGAGCCGGGAGTCTTTGGCTGGACAGAGGTGACCTGACATGGCCCTAACAATCACCAGGGTTACACCTACTCCTCAGGGCAATAACACCACCGGCACGACGTTCACGATGACGGACTTCGGTTCGACCGCTGCAGTCGATGACATGCTCGTCCTGATGATCGCTGCGGACAACGCAGGATCAGCAGGGTCAGCTACCAACATCTCGTCCGTCACCGACGACAAGGGCAACACCTGGGTCGAGCGATCCAACACGGTCTTCGACAACGGCGCTGCGTCTGCCGGTATCGAGGAAGCGATCTACACCTGCCGGGTGACCAATGCGATGGTGTCCACGGACAACATCGTCATCCAATTCGGCAACACCGTTGTCGCCAAGGCCGTCACGCTCTACAAGATCGCCAACGACGGCACACTGCGGGCGAACTACGTAACGACCGGGACGCATGCCGGGGCAACGACAGGCACACCCGCACTTACATCAGGCAGTGTCACCAACGGCGACACGATCTTCTACCACATCGCTCGTGAAGGAAACTCGGCCCCGACTGGGGACGCTGACACCACGAACGGTTCATGGTCTACTGTTGCGGGCGCTGGCTTTGGTACTACCACGGCAGGCGCTCACGACACGTCTCAGTGGAAGACCGTCACTGCTACTGGTACACAGACGTGGAACCCGACGTTCACCTCTGGTGACACCAAGGCGTCGTGGATCACCATCACTCCTGTGGCTATGTCGGCCAACGTCAACGCTGTTGCTACTGGTGACTGGGGGGCGTTAAGTTCTACCACTTCTGCTGTACGAACTGTACTCTCTGTATCTCTCGGTCCTTGGGGGGAGTTGTCGGGGACCGCTCTTGCCACTGTTACTCCACCAGTATTAGCTACCGCTGTAGGTACGTGGGGCGATCTGCTGGGCACAGCTTCTGCTGTAGTGTCCCCAGTCATCAATGCAGTAGCTACCGGCACTTGGGGTGCTCTGTCATCTACAACGGCAGCTGTCGTAACTGGTCCATGGCAGGAGCCCACAGCTACCGGCCAGGGTCTATGGGGGGCACTCACTGGTACTGCCTCAGCGGTATCTGTTGTAAACGTTAACGCTTTAGCTGTAGGTACATGGGGGGAGCTTGCTGGGACAGCTACTGCTGTTAAGACTGTCAACGCACTATCAGTAGGTACATGGGGACCACTATCAGGTACTGCGATAGCTCAGGTCTCAGCTACCGTCTCTGCTGTAGGACAGTGGGGACCTCTTGCTGGAACAGCCTCAGCTCTTAAGACTGTCAACGTTCTAGCAGTAGGCCCCTGGGGAGCACTATCTGGCACTGCACTTGCTACGAGAAGCACGACAGCTCTAGCTGTTGGAACGTTTGGTCCTCTAACTGGAACTGCGCTAGCTACAAGAAGCACTACTGCTGTAGCTGTCGGCACGTTTGGCCCCCTAGTCGGAACTGCTCTAGCAGTCAAGAGTGTAAACGCACTAGCTGTAAGTACCTTTGGCCCCCTAGTAGGTACCGCTCTGGCACAAGTCAACAACGTGGTTGCGTCTGCAGGACAATGGGGAGCCCTCACTGGTACCGTTTTGGCAACGGTGTCTCGCACTGCTACTGCTGCTGGAACCTGGGGGGCCCTATCCGGTACTGCTAATGCTGGTAGATACGTAGACGCTACTGCTACCGGTACTTGGGGGTCGCTACTCGGTGTCGCCTCTTCACAGGTTGACAATGTAGTCGGTGCCAGTGGGCCCTGGGGCCCTCTTTCCGGGTCAGCCGTAGCAGCTATTTCTCATACCGCTCTAGCTGTAGGTACTTGGGGCCCTCTTGCTGGAACTGCGTTGTCAGTTGTCTCTAGAAGCTCTCAAGCAGTAGGCACCTGGGGTGCTCTATCTGGCACTGCTCTTTCGACAGTATCTCGTAGTGCTTCTGGGTTGGGTACGTGGGGCCCCCTCAGCTCCACGACACTTGCCACAGTAAGCAGGACAGCTACTGCTGTTGGCACTTGGGGGGCTCTATCTGGAGTGGCCTCATCTGTGGTATCACACTCCGCATCAGCGATCGGAACATGGGGAGCACTAACTGGTACAGCTATTGCTGCTGTCACTAGTAACGGTACTGCTGTCGCTACTGGGGTTTGGGGACCGCTACAGGCCACCGTTTCTGCTGCTGTGTCCCATTTCAGCACTGCGGTCGGCCCCTGGGGAGCACTCAACCTACAGGTAGCAGCCATTACGAGCAGGACTGCCACAGGTCAAGGTACATGGGGAGCCCTTACAGCTACCGCTGTTTCCGTAGTGAACAACGTGGTTACGGCTCACGGCCAGTGGGGTGCTCTCGCTGGTACAGCTGCCATCGCTGTAGGCAAGCAGGCCGTCGTCACAGGACAGTGGGGCCCCCTCAGCGGAACCATGTCAGCAGTGGTCACAGGCACAGGAGTTGCCGCTGCTGTTGGTCCTTGGGGAGCGCTATCAGGGTCTGCCTCAGCCAATGTGTCGGTGTTCTCTGCCGGTGCAGGTCTATGGGGACCGCTTGGAAGTGTAACGTCGGCCACGACCACAAGAGCAGCTGTTGGGGCTGGCAACTGGGCTCACCTAACAGCAGCTGCCACTGCTCTGGTAACTAAGACTGTCACTGCTGCAGGTGCTTGGCAGTCTATCACAGGATCAGCTTCTGCTGTTGTTGACCACTACGCTCAAGGGTCCGCTCTGTGGGGTGCGCTTGTCGGTGCAGCATACCCATATGTTCCTACGTTCCGCATCCCCCCTGACTACAACCCCTACTACGCAACCATTGTTGGAACCACCTCTGCCCTTGTCGTGCGTGAGGCAGATGATCCTTATCGGGTTATCAGACGAGACCCCGATCATGACGTAGTAGTGAAGGCGTTACCGCCCCCTCTTGTCATCACTAAGTCTCCTCAAGACTCCACCATGGTGGTAAGATAATCTCTATTATGGACTTTCTTACACGAATCCCCGAATCCACCCGTCACACCCTCTACCGTATCGGTCTTGCCGTTGTGGCTCTCGCTGGTATCTACGGTGTCGTCTCTGGAGAACAGGCCGCAGGATGGGTCGCTGTCGTCACAGCTCTGTTCAACAGCAGCATGGCAGTTGCTAACACCAGCAAGACTTCTGTTGACGAATCCTGATTGATCTGCTAGTCTCCTCTCATGGCTGAACGTCAAGGAGGACTCGGTGAGTCCGGTCGCAACAGAATCCGCCGCAACATCGGTGGGCAAATTGGCGGTCATGACATCACTGCGTATGAGAAGCAGATGTTTGGCACCAGCCGAGCAGTCCCCCCTCAGGGCGAGACAGCTTGGGAATACCCTGACTCTTCACGTGTGTATGCGTACCAGTACGACTTCGCAGAGAGTCAGCTCAGGGTCCGGTTCAAGAAGTACGATACTCCATGGATCTACGAGGGCGTAACGGAGCCAGTGTTCCGTGCGTTCGATTCGTCCCCATCCAAGGGTAAGTACATAAACGGAACCCTGAACTACACGGCGTACAGACAGGCGACTCCACAAGAAGTCGCTGCACACTTTGACGATTGAAAGAAGGTCTACTATGAGAACGTTTCTTGACAAGCTGCCGTACATGACTAAGGTCTGCGCAGTTGAGTTTGTGATCTTGCTGCTAGCAGGTCTACTCTTTCTCCCTAGCCTCTGGGGGTGGTTCTTCCTAGGAGGAGCTGTCAGTGCGTTCCTACAGGGATGGTGGTACTTACTGTTCGACAATACCCTGAACAGAGTTCAGTACATTCCCATTGGCGATGGCAAGTACCTGTATTACATCACTCGGGATGACGGTGGTAAAGGTACCCCTTGGACTTTCAAGTCGTTCATGAGCATGACTGCCGCCCCCTGGCTCAAGGGCAAGGGGCGCACGTTTCGCATTCCTACCGGCCTGACCTTTCAGGTGGGGACCGCCAGAAAGATGTACATCACTGTAGGAGAGGATGGGCTATCAAAGGCCTTGGGTGCCCGCCCCCTCGACCTACCAGTCGAAGACATCAGGAGCATGAAGCCTGCCCGTCTGGTTAAGAGCGGTACCTCTGATGACATCTAATCGTTCCCTCAAGAAGCTACTACCGAAGGTAGACATCGATCCAGAAGTGTTGCGCAGAGTTAACAGCGTTCCTGTTGAGCAACTGCAGTCTTCTTTTGAGACCATTGTCATGGGTCTTGGGGTAACCTATGATGAGTGGGTTCGTGGTTCTGCCCCACCGGAAGAGGTAGAGATCACTCTACAGGCACTGTCAGCACTGTGGCAGGCACTACAGAAGAGAGTTGCTAAGTGAGTAGACGCCCCCGAAGACTAATACGACTAGCACAACACCTGGCAGTAGCTCTAGGATTGGAAATAGATCAGGACTCAGACTCTCTTACCGAGGAAGAGCTACGAGAGCTACTAAACGCAGCTATCGACTATGTGGAGTCGGCAGAAGAATACCGTAGTCAACGTAGCCCGTACATTCTGCCAAACATCATTGGCGTTGGTGGTCAGGGTGGAGGGTACAGCACTGGCACTTGGACTACCAGCCCCCCATACACCATGACCTCCTCTACGACAGCTGCTTCATCACACAGCCACGGCAAGGTCTCCGACCATAGGTTCTTACGCACAGATCTCTGAGTCATAATTCCACCACTACGTAGTGGTGATACCACCACTATTAGTGGTGATACACTAGTCTTCTATGACAAGTGTCACACTGGAAGACGCCCCCGTCGATCAGGATGTTGAAGAAGAACAGGAAGAGCAGTTCCCAGACCAAGAGGAACTAGACGAGACAAGTGCAGAGTTTGTACACGACATCGTTCTTAAGATCATCCAATTCATCGAAGCGTTCTGCGACATAGAGTTCCACGAGTATCAGACACCTATTGCCTACTCTTTCATTGAGTCCATTGTGCTGGGGGACGGTGAAGAGAAGACCCTGATAGCCACCCGACAGAGTGGTAAGTCGGAGATCCTTGCCAATGTCATTGCTGGCCTCATGGTCATCCTTCCCCAGTTGTCCAGCATCTATCCGACGTGGTTTGGCAAGTTCAGTAAGGGCTTCTGGGCTGGCGTGTTCGCCCCCACTGAGGACCAGGCTGACACCATCTTTAGCCGTGTTGTCAACAAGCTCACTAGTGAGCACGCCATGGACATCCTTCTAGACCCAGAGATTGACGACAAGCCAGCAGGTGGGGGCGGTAGAGGAAAGGGCAAGATCATTGTCCTCAAGAACAGCGGGTCACTTTGCCGCATGCAGACCTGTAACCCTCAAGCCAAGATTGAGTCCAAGACCTATCACTTCGCACTTGTAGACGAGGCGCAGGAAGCTGACGAGGTCATGGTTACCAAGTCGATCAAGCCTATGCTTGCGTACAACAACGGTTCGTTCGTCATGTCCGGTACGGCCCAGCGACACAAGAGCTACTTCTACAAGGCCATCCAGTTCAACAAGCGTCGGGATGTAGCCAATAGCCGTGGTCACAAGCAGGCCCACTGGGAGTACGACCACCGTATCGCCTCCAAGTTCAACGACAACTACCGCAAGTTCATTGAGAAAGAGAAGCTCCGAATCGGTGAGGACTCAGATGAGTTCCAGATGTCATACTGCAACCGTTGGTTCCTGGAGAAGGGCATGTTCGTGTCTGAGGAGCGCTTGGAGCGCATCTATGACAAGGGGATGGACCTCATCAAGGAATGGCACCGTACGCCCATCGTAGTGGGTATTGACGTTGCCCGTTCGAACGACTCAACGGTGGTCACAGCGGTGTGGGTTGACTGGGATCACGTAGACCCATTCGGCTTCCACGAGCACCGTGTGCTCAACTGGCTGGAGATTAACGACACCGAGTGGGAACAGCAGTACATGCAGATCCTTGACTTCCTTCGCAACTACAACGTCCTCAGGATAGGAGTAGACGCACAGGGAGTCGGGGGACCAATTGCAGAGCGTCTTGCCATACTGCTACCTCACATCGATGTCATTCCCATGTCTTCTGATGTGAAAGCTCAGAACGAGCGCTGGACACACCTCACGCAGCTGCTGCAAAGGGACATGCTCATTGCCCCCGGTCATGTCTGGGCACGAAGGACTCGCAAGTGGCGTCGGTTCAACCAGCAGATGGGTGACCTAGAGAGAATTGACCGAGGCCCTCATATGCTTGCCGCCGCCCCCGATGAGAAGGGTGCCTTTGACGACTATCCAGACTCATTGGCCATCGCTTGCCACCTCAGCGTGCAGGATACGATGCCGACCATTCAGGTATCAAGTAACCCGTTCTTCCAGTAATAACGTGATATGCTGTAAACTGTACCCCCTTAAGGTCTATAGGAGGCCAACTTCATCATGACTATTGCACCGCAGAACCCGTACCCAGAGCAGCAGCAGGGCGTTTTCGAGCGCACCATGGCTCCTTCCATCACTGGCAACCGTGGTCCTCTCCGCTTCCAAGAGGGAGTGCAGACCGACACCGACGTGCCCAATGACTTCGCCAAGGGTGCCTACGCAGACACTGCTCCGGCTGATGGCCGTAGCTCTCACCCATCACGTGAGATGTTCTACAAGTGGCCGGAAGAGACCATGAAGCAGCGTGCCCATGTCGGTTCCGCTGCCTGGATTGAGGCTCCTGAGATGCTCGGTGACTTCGTTACCGGCACCGCAGCTGGCGACGGCCCCCGTCGTTGGGAGAACGCCTACAACTCCGGTTCGCACATGAACCGTCCGAACCCTGTTCGCGTAGACGGCTGATCCCACATGGGTTACAGGGAAGTGCCAGGCACTGGCCCTGGTTTCTACCAGTCTGAACCACAGTATGGTGCCGTAGGTGGCGCTCGCCTGTCTGGTCGCAAGACCGGTAGGACCGCCCCCAAGGATCACATACGGCAGCCTGCTTGGGAGGACACCCTACAGCGTCACGACCTCTTACCTAAGAACGCTAGTCAAGTAGGCTCTAACTCCAGCTTCAACCCCAACCAGGGTCAGCTGTTCGATCCTCAGGTAGTGGCCCCCAGAGACACCCGTTCAGACCAGGACATCGCACGCTCAGTCGGTGCTCCTACGGGTGAGATTGTCTCTGCCAAGTCCAAGAAGAACCCAGTGCTGGGGGCCACACCAGGATTCATGCCGGGACTGGACACCAAGCAGAAGATCGCTGCTGTCCATAACGTCGGGGACGCTCGTGCTGCTACAGGAGCAAGCCGTGGGGGATCACCCTTTGCTGAGATGATGGAAGACCGATCCGCAAACCGTGGCAGGTCTGCAAACTGGTACATGGGTACCAACAGTTCAGGCCAGCACGACAGGACTATTCCTGGCGAGGCTGCCAACAAGATCAGCGACTCTGCTGCCCGCACTGGCTCCTCGTACTCCAACATGGCACGGGCAGTGGCCATGACCAGCCCCCAGATGGGTTGGAAGTCAGAGGGTACTACGAACGACCCCGCAGCACACCAGACTGACCGTATGGGCAGCTCTTCTGGTACTCACCCCAACCTGGCGGTAGCTGAGGACGTTGTACGTACGACCACCGCAGCAGTGAAGTCCGTCAGCTCTTCTAAGATGTCATACACTCCACTGACGGAGCCTCTGGCTGCCCGCCAGTTCGCCTCTCGTGAAGACCGTGAGTTTGAGACGAAGACCAGTCCCACTATGGTGGAGCACCCATCTGCTCTCGGGGGGACGACTCACGGTCGAGAGAAGGCTGCTGCTAACCGAGCAAGAGAGATGGCCAACCCAGGCGCACCGATGCCCCCTTACTCCATTCAGGATGTCAAGTCTCAGAAGGCTGCTAACTTCGATGCCTCTCTCAACCTGTCCCATCCCAACACTGCAGTGCAGCGCATTGCTGCACAGTCCTACACTGTGGACCGCCATGACGCTGCGTCAGTAGGAATCGACGCTGAGAGCAATGAGTTCAAGCGCCGTGGAACTTACGAAGCAGTTGCCATGACTGGTCGCCGTGCTGCTCTCAAGAATAGAGAGCTGCCCCCCAACGAGCAGGCCAGTGAGTGGGAAACGCACCGTGCCAAGAAGGGCCTCGGTGCTGGTAACCAAATGCTCACAGCTGGCACTACCAATGTGCGCCCAGACCTGACCGATGGTACTCAGCCACGCATCTCTTCCCGTAACCTACAGCGACGTGCTGGGGGCATCGTCCCCGACGATCTAACACCGTTCTAATAGGAGTATCCATGCTTTCGTCACAGTTCAGCCAGCTCAAGAACGATCTCAACCTCTCCGGTGAAGGGGAAGGTGGGTTCACCGTGGACGCTAAGACTGGTGTCAAGCCTTCCACTGGCATCATGGTGTCGGCCCCTACTGGAGAACAGCAGGTACCTAAGGAAGAGCTGACCACCAGCAGGCTAGAAGCGTATGCTGGCACCATAGATACCAGCACCCCATATCACTACTTCGGTGGCTGGAACCCTGGCAAGGGTGCGGATATCTCACTGGATAGCTCTCGCCGGATCATGCCCTCTGCCTCAGTTAGGAAAGAGTACGGTGACAACGTCGCCAGAGCTGACTCTATGACTTCTGCTCTGGACATGGGCATTGCCAATCAGCAGGAAGCTGTGTTTCGTCTAGATGACTTCTCCACCCCCAGAACAGGGATCAAGAGGGAAGACATCAAGAGGTGAGAACGAGCGGAGGGTACTCACCCGGTTCCGCTCTATCTACCAACCCTTCATCTAGAAGCTCTGCGGCCAGTCTCCTTGAAGTGTACCCAGGGGCGTTCTCCTCCAGCCATTCGTGCAGGTAACCTTTAGCTACTGGGATTGGGTGAAGTAAGTGAATGAAGTCTTCGATCTGGTCGGTAGTAAGGTGCATCTTCGCATGCTACTAGGTTCCGGCGCTGGAAAGCAACTGGAACGTTGACAAAGCGGCGCAGTAGCGGCTACACTGGGAAGACGTATTCACGTATCCCACGGAGAGCCACTGATGCCGCTGCACACCGACCTACAGGAGCAATTCCAAAGGTCTCCCCGATGCGCTCTAGGAAAGATCCTCGACGCTATCGAAAGGGCAGAACCCGATACTCACGAGCTGATGATCCTTGCGATCAATGAGACTCGTAAGGAGAAGGCTCTTCCGTTGCAGCAGCGTCTGTGGACCGCCTCGTTCCTTACTGGTGTTCTGAACAAGAACGGCTACAAGGTCGGGGCCACCTCCGTGAAGGATCACATCAACCAGGAGTGTGCTTGTGCCCGATCAGCTTAGGGAAGACATCGAATCCATGATCGGCGTTGGGGCCGTTCGTGACCTCATCGAACGGAGCGGTATTGACCCCGCTGAGATCGGAAGAGTCAACCGGGTAAAGGTCTACCAAGGCTTGGCCAAGGTACAAGAAGTGAACCCTGAAAACGGGGAGCTTGTTGAGGTCATCCAGGTGCAAGACATGGCAGCCGTTGAGTTGTCTCCCAAGTGGGCTGACGGACCTTCGTGGCCTGTCGTCCAGCCTGGCCCCCCACAGAAGCTGCCCCCATTCAAGGTCAAGTCCAGGTCTTCCAAAGGGTTGAAGACAGCTCTCATTGTTCCTGACATTCAGGCGGGCTTCTACCACAACAAGTACGGCGAGCTAGTGAGTACCCACGACGACACAGCCGTTGACTTGATGCTGGCCATGGCCACGGACCTTGATCCAGATCTTGTTGTGCTTGTCGGTGACAACGCTGACTTGCCGGAGATGGGAAAGTACCGTCTATCGCCAGCCTTCCATTTGACTACTCAGGCCACGATCAACTGGTTGACCACCTTTGCTGCACGCATGAGAGCTGCCGCCCCCCGTGCTAGCATCGTGTGGCTAGCAGGCAACCATGAGGAGCGCCTTGTCAACTACATCCTTGACAACGCAGCAGCTGCCTTTGGTATCCGTCAGGGTAACAGCCCTGAGGGATGGCCAGTGCTGAGCATCCCGCACCTCTGTCGTCTGGACGAGTCTGGCGTGGAGTACCTAGCAGGCTACCCAGCCAACCAGTTCTGGATCAACGAGCGTCTCCGTGTGGTACACGGGCACAAGGTTCGCTCTGGTGGCTCGACTGCCCACGCTTACCTCAACAGCGAGAAGACCTCTGTGCTGTACGGCCACATCCACCGTCGTGAGTGGGCCGAGCGCACCTTTGAGAAGTGGGACGGTGCCAAGACCATCATGGCAGCAACACCTGGATGTCTCGCCAAGGTGGACGGTTCGGTGCCTTCTACCAAGGGAGGTATCGACCTTCACGGTCGCCCCCTCACGGTAGTGGAAGATTGGCAACAGGGCATCGGTGTTGTACAGTACGACGACACAGACTCCCATGAGTTCTGGTACCAGCAGATCCCATTCCACGGTGGACGGGGGCTCCTCAACGGAAAGATGTACTCAGCATGACCAAGACGATCACTCGCCCCAAGGCTCGCAAAGGAAGGGGTGTTAGCGTCTCCGTGGTAGGGCTGATGTTCTACCCTAGATATCCAGATGTAGTTCTTAAGAACTTCCCAGACTTCCCATCTGGCCCCCCTTGTCTAGAGCGTGAGCCCGAGAACCCCTATGACAGCAACGCTGTAGCTGTGTACGTAGGTGACGACAAGATCGGCCACCTGTCACGGACAGTAGCTGAAACGGTAGGACCGGATATGGACAAGGGTGTGGTGTGGCACGTGTCCAGCGCCATGGTGAAGCTGCACCCTGACAAGCCGGAACAGCCTGGTGTAGAGCTGGTAATAATCCGTGACTCCTCCAAGGTGCGCTAGACTTAGTGCATGTCAAAGCCCGTAGTGGTCAAATGGAAAGACGCATATGGCGGGGGCGAGGGTTGGACATCTGAATATGACGGCCCCGCCGAACCAGCCGTCCCCGTAACCGTAGGGTTCCTACTACCAAGTGACCACCAACCTGGCTATGTCGTTGTTGCAGACACAGTTCTGGAGTACGACGACGGACAGGTTTACTACAGTGGCTTGACGCACATTCCATCTGGAATGGTCATTGATATTACTGTTATGTGATAGAGTGTGAACCATGATTTATGACGGCTCTTATTGGGCTGTTTACCCGACTAGCCGCAGGATCGGAGGTGAAAGCACATGCCAGTAGACTTTTGGTCCCCCTCATATCGTGCATCTTCCTCGGACTTGACCGTCGCTATCTCCCCTCTTGGGCTTGTAGAGCTAGCTGACGAAGAGTTCGAGGTTTAGCGTACATGGCCCCCGACTGAACAGGTACGCAGCAACCTGGGCGTGGTACCTAGGACACCACCACTCGCAGCGTCGTGAAATGGGTGACCAGAACATCACCCTGAACTACACCCGCACGCTCAGTGACTACATCACCAACTTCTGCTTCGGCAAGGGGGTGCAGTTCCGTACGCCTGAGTACACCGCTTCGATCATCCCGCACCTCCTTGAGAAGGTCTGGAACACAGATAACAACAAGGCTCATACCCTTTGGGAGATGGGTCAGCTGGCCGGGGTCACAGGAGACTGCTTCGTCAAGGTGGCTTACGAAGAGCCATACACCGATTCCATTGGGGTGTTCCACGCCGGTAGGACTCGTATCATTCCTCTCAACCCTGCTCACGCATTCCCTGAGTACCACCCTCACGACAGGAACAGGCTGCTCAGGTTCAAGCTCAAGTACCGCTTCTGGGGTACCTCCCCAGAGGGTACTCGTCAGGTCTACACGTTCACGGAGATCCTGACTGACGACATGATTGAGCAGTACGTCAACGACGAGCTGATCGACCAGTATCCGAACCCCATCGGTACCATCCCCGTCGTTCACATTCCCAACGTGACCATCAGTTCGTCCCCCTGGGGGCAGTCTGACATCTGGGACATCATCCCCCTCAACCGTGAGCTGAACGAGAAGATGACCGAGGTATCGGACATCATCAATTACCACGCTTCCCCAGTCACCATCATCACAGGGGCCAAAGCCTCTCAGTTGGAGAAGGGGGCTAAGAAAGTATGGGCCGGTCTTCCCAAGGATGCCAACGTATTCAACTTGGAATCTAAGGGAGAGATGGGCGGAGCCCTTGATTACATCGCCGTCATCAAGCAGGCTATGCACGAGATTACGGGCGTCCCTGAGTCGGCGCTCGGTCAGACCCAGCCCATCTCAAACACGTCTGGTGTGGCTCTATCCATCCAATACCAGCCTATGATGAACCGCTATACCATGAAGAAGATCCACTTCTCTCGTGGTCTTGAGCGCATCAACGAACTCATCATTAGGACTCAGGCCGTTCACGAGCCTGAGTCTTTGCAGTACGACGCTTGGAGTGCTGCCCGTCCTGAGGGTGACCATGCTCTCGTGCTGGACCCGACTGACCCAATGACCTACCAGACTTCTATCCACTGGCCAGAGCCGCTCCCGACTGACATCCTTGTCAAGTTGAATGAAGAGCAGGCGAAGATGGCCATCGGATTGCAGTCTAAGAGGGGCGCTCTCCGTGAACTTGGAGAGCAGTTCCCCAACGAGAAGATGGCAGAGATCTTCGAAGAACTCCTGGCCGACCAGTTCGATCAGGGTGCTTTGCAAATGCGTGAAGCACAGATTCAGGCAGCTATCGTTGCTACAACTGGTATGCTACCTGGAGGAGAAGGACCAGCTCTTTCTCCTGGAGTAACCTCCGCTTCCGACGCAGGAAGTGAAGGAATAATGCCAGGGCCCGCAGTGGACCCTGACACAGTTGACCAACTCGTTACAAGAGGCTATGGAACAACGCTGGCTCAGCGCCGCATGCCTCAAGATGACTAATACGTTTATCCATCCCAGTCCCCATTAGCTAAACCATACAGGTGATTAGACATGACAGTACAGACAGAAACAACGACCCCTCCCGCAGTTGCTGAGGAAGGGTTCCAAGTAGGAGCTACCGACTCCGTAACGGTACCCGGAGACCCAGCTCCAGCTACGGCCCCCGAGTCCACCCAGACCACTACAGGCAGGCCTGGACAGCAGTTCACTGCTGAGGACATCGAAAAGGCACGCCAGCAGGAGAAGGACAAGCTCTATGGGCGTCTTGAGAAGCTGCAAGAGCAGGTGGACGTATTTGCCAAGGCTCGTCAAGAGCAAGAAGAGGCAGATCGTCTAACGGCCGAAGCAGAAGCTGAAAGGCGTCGTCAAGAAGAGTTGGAAGAGATGTCAGCAAAGGAAGCCGTCAAGGCTATTGAAGATGAGCTGACATCGAAGATGCGTAACCTTGAGCTTACGTATGAAGAGAAGCTCGCCGCAGTCCAAGAAGAGCTGCGTGCCAAGGAAGCACTCCTTGAAAGGGAGCGCCAGTTGCAGGAGCTTGAATCACATAAGGCTCGACTTCTTGCCGCTAATGCGGACAGAATCGTCCCCGATCTTCTTGATCTAGTATCTGGTAATACACCAGAAGAACTAGAAGCGTCTATTTCCACACTTGTGGCAAAGTCAGATGCTATCATGGAGAATATCCAGCAGACGCTGCCAACACAACGTCTGCGTGGAGTCCCCGCAACTGGGGGCTCTACACTAGGGCCAGCGGAAACTCAAACGGAGCAGCAGACATACACAGCTGAGGATATCAGCAAGATGTCGAACGAGGAATATGCCAAAGTACGTGACCGGCTATTGTATGCGGCGAGCGGTCGCCGTTGATAACCCCCATCAAACCTAAACAACCCCTTATCCCCGGAGGATAATCAATGGCACTTCCAGCACCAACAGGTGGCGCAATTACTGGTGCAGACCTAACGTCGGTAACGACCACAGGCTACTCCAGTGACGCCACCCTCTCACCAGCAATTCAGCAGATCTGGTCCAAGGAGATCTTGTTCCAGGCTATGCCGGTTCTTCGTTTCGAGCAGTTCGCTGTCAAGAAGACCGAACTTGGCGTTCAGCCCGGTTTGACCATCAACTTCATGCGTTACAACAACTTCGCAGTTGACCAGACTGGTTCTGAGTTGACGGAAGGTGTCCGTATGGAGCCGGTCGCCCTGACCGCTAGCCAGATCCAGATCACCGTCAAGGAGCACGGCTACGCTACGGCTGTCACCGAGCTTCTCCTCAACGCATCGTTCGATGACGTGATGGCGTCTGCTTCCCGCTTGCTCGGCCGTCAGATGGCTCAGTCCATGGACGTCCAGGCTCGTAACACCCTCTACCAGAACGCTGTGCCGTTCGGTGGTGGTGGCGCAGTTGCTCCGAACGTCGTGTTCGGCCGCACCGCAGTCGCTACCCGTACCGGCGTCAGCCCGTACGATGGTGGTACCGCAGGGACCGCAGCCTCTCCTGGCTACATGAGCCCAGCGTCTGTCAAGGACGCCGTGCAGGTTCTGGCTTCTCAGAACATCCCTCGCCTTGGCGACACCTACGTGTGCTTCGTGCACCCAGCTCAGAGCCGTGCGCTCCGTGACTGGCCGGAGTTTATCGAAGTCACGAAGTACGCCGCTCCTGGCAACTTCATGCTCGGTGAGATTGGTCGTCTGTACGACGTGGTCTTCATTGAGACCACCCAGGTTGCAAAGGGTGCCGGTCCTGCCGACATCGACAGTGGCACTGGTGGCGTCCAGGCTCCCAACGTCAACTCCTACACCGCCATCATGATCGGTGACAACGCATTCGGCCACGCTATCAGCCTCCCGGTTGAGCTGCGTGACGGCGGCGTGATCGACTTCGGTCGTGAGCATGGCCTCGCATGGTACTCCATCTGGGGCTTCGGTATGATCACCCACGAGAGCCGTGTTCTCATCAACACGCTCGGTGGTGGCTGGGCTGCAGCCTGATCCTAATAGGATCTAACCCAACATCTCCACACGAGATGCGCTAAGATAAGGGAGGCATTCCACAAGGGGTGCCTCCCTTATCTGTTCAAGTACACAGGAGAAATCACATGGCACGTGCCACCACACCCAAGGCCGTTGAGGTCGAAGAAGAGACCGAGGCTGTCGAGGTCGAGGTAGCTGTAGAAGAGGAAGCAGAAGCTCCTGTTCTTGAGGTTGAAGAGGTAGAGGTAGCGCCTGCTACTAAGTCTTTCACCGCCCCCAACACCTGGACTGCGTTCTACGGTTCGAAGCGTTACGACTTCATCGAAGGTAAGAAGTACAACCTTCCCGCAGACGCCTACGACTGGTTCAGCAAGTAACATTCGCAAACGACAGCGCCCCTAGGGAGGCCCAGTGTCATTCCTAATTCCGAACGCTGGTAACACCACTGGCGGTAACAAGTTCACGGCTCTAGACCAAGCTGAGCCCGACTCTGTTGACTTCTCCATTCTGGGTAACTCCAGCCGTTCTGGTGTCCTCTCTGGGGCCGCTGTCACTGCAAACAACAACGCTACTGACGTAGCGGTAGCCTCTGGTATCGTCGTGCTCAAGGGCGTACCGTACGCCCTATCTGCCAGCCCTAGTCTGGGACTTCCAAGCGCCCCCGCCAACTACAGGTTCGATCTCATAGTAGCCAGAATCAGCGGATCTACTGCTTCTCTCGTCGTCGTAGCTGGAGCTAATAGCTCTACCAATCCTCTCTTCCCAGCTTCCCGTCAGCTGCTGACTGGCAGCTACAGTCCATCTGCCAACATCGACTTTGATACCGATGTCGTACTGGCTGCTGTGTTCCGTGATGGGGGAGCTGCAGTAAATGAAGCTGACATCCTTGACAAGCGTGTCATGCTCACATCTACTGTCCTCTGGCAAGGGGCCGCTGTCCCAGGTGCAGGCACGGGAGATAAGGGTAACCTATTCCTGACCGACCCCGCCCCCTCTGGTGACGTACGCTCAGGCCTGTACGTAAAGAGTTCAGATGGATGGCAAGAGTTAGTTCGTATCCCCGCAGCAGGTGGCCCCTTCTGGCCGGTAGGAATGGTAGGAATCTGGCCTGGAAAGGGAGCCCTCCCCCAGGGCTTTAGAGACGCCGTAGGAGAGGTCCTTAGCGTAGCTACCTATCCAGAGCTGTTTGCTGCTTACGGCACCGACTACGGTGGCAACGGCACTACTACCTTCGGTACCCCTGACTACCGTGACCTGTTCATCAGGGGGGCAGCTGTGCCTACCGACGCTGGCGCTACTGTCGGTCAGGACAACATCACGCTAACCACAGCTAACATGCCGTCTCATGACCACACGATGGCACACTCGCACCCCATCCCTCACACGCACACTAACGACCACACCCATGGTCCTCACACCACTTCTACCAATGGTTCACACTCCCACGGCCCAGGAACGCTAGCCGTTGTCGGAGTAGGCGGTCGTAACCCTATGCTTCGTGAGCCTACATACAACTCCACTAACTACGCAACCGGGTACTACACCACTAACGATGGTGTTATCCGTGTGTGGAAGACGGTGGGAGGGGACACAGGTGAGTACTACTTCGGCGGAGGTATGGCTATTTCGCAGCTAGGCCAGCTAGTAGTAAGCGGTTCCACCACGGGTGAGGGACTGCACGACCACAGCATCACCGTGGGCCCCTTCTCAGGAACTACTGGCCCTGTGTCCACTCCAAACACTGGCTCCTCCTCAGCGGCTACTACAAGTCTAGTGGGGTCAGGTACATCTCACACCAACATCCCCGCCTCCAAGAAGGCCCGCTACGTGTTCAGGGCGCTGTGATGCTGCCCCCTTTGGCCACTGCTCTTTCTCTGGTTGACGTTATGGCAAAGCGCTTTCACATGTCTGCCCCCCTTAGAAAGAAGCAGGGAGCTGTCAATCTGTCTGAGTACCAAGCTGCCGCTGCACAGGAGTGACCTATAGTGACCACAAAATCAGACATTGTAGATGTAGCCCGCAACTACCTAAGAGACTTCCCCAAGTTCTTTCAGGTCAGCTTCACCCCAGCTGGGCGCACCTATCAACTTGGGCAGACCAACATCGATTCAGCTTCACTCTGGGTAGCCACGGTGACAGCTGGTACCCCCACTGAGCTGACAGTAGGTACTGACTACTCAGTAGATGAACGTGGCGGCTACCTGCGCTTGGTAGCGTCCCCCACAGGTGTAGATGACATCCTCGTAGAGGGGTCCCACTACGAGTGGTTGACCCCTGCTGACTTGGACTTCTACGCTGACATGGCCATTGACTTGCATATGCACAACCTCAACGTGTCGCTCAACAACCTAGCCCCAGCAGTAGTTAAGGTCATCGGTATCAACACCATTGTGCAGGCGCTCTGGGGGCTACTCAGCGAGTACTCTCGTGACATCGATGTAATTACAAGCGAGTCCGTGCACATTCCAGCCTCGCAGCGTTTCCGCATGGTGCAGAGTCTGCTGCAGTACTGGGAAGACGAGTACAAGCGCTTGGCTCAGGCTCTCAACATTGGGCTAGACCGCATTGAGGTACTCACTCTCCGCCGCCGCAGCAAGCTCACCAACCGTCTCGTCCCTCTCTACAAGGAGCGTGAGATCGGTGACTACGGCCCGTTTGAGAGACTGTGGCCGGAGATTGATGATGGCGTCATTAGCATCGAAGAGACTGGGGACGATCTTCGTGAAGACGTCTACGTAGATGGACCGCCCCCCGAAGGGTACTCTAACGCCTCCTACTATCCAGGTCCTGGAGCAGGGTACTACTGATCATGGTTGATGTACAGAGAGAGCTGAGCCTCATCAATAAGCACATCAGACATCACCATAGCCAAGCTGGAGAGACCATCTACTGGTACGAGCTGATTCCCTTCGATGAGGTAGGAGGCAGCACTTACGACGATGTGTACGACGAGGGTAACCTGACAGGGGCCGGTAGGAAGTACAGAACCGCAGTTCCGCTACCTACCATATACGTGGAAGAAGTAGAGGACGAATCTAGAGCTATCGAAGAAGGACGTCAGCCTACCCAGAACGTTCGTATTACTATGCTGTTCAAGGACTTGGTAGATGCTGGCATCGAAGATCCAGAAGAGTATCGCCCCCACCTGAACGATATGTTCCTGTATGACGATAGGTATTACAACGTGTATCGATACAAGGCTAGAGGGCGTCTACGTGGTGAGGTCATTGTGGCTGTGGAAGGAGTAGAAGTGTTCCTAGATCAGGAGCTTGTACTCGATGTCCCCCCCGTGTATTCTCCAGACCTTAACCTCCCTTGGCCTGCTACGCTCCCCTAAGTGGTGTAAGATATGTGGGTATCCGTAATGCGCTCGGGTACTGAATGCCAGACTTATCAACGCCTAGAACCCGAGGAGTGAGCATGATCAATGCTCTTCCACAATCTATCTCTCCTTCGGGTTCCGGCTGGATCTCTGGTACCCCCGTTGTCGTCAATGCTGTGTCTGACTTCATCTCTAACGCAGACTCGTACTTGGGGGAAGCGGTTACTTCGGCTTCGTCTTACATGACGGATGCCCTACGTGAAGCCGCTCTGGAGTACCCAGACTGGGCCCCCTACGCAGACAAGCTCAGTGTTGAGTGGGATGTAGACGGGTTCGGGTTCTTCTTCTCAGGTACCGAGGAAGACATCAAGACCATGAAGTCTCTTGAGTACGGTCGTGAAATGGGCTCCGCCCCCCAGTCGGTTACTCGCAAAGTTGCCATCCGTATGGAAGACCGTGCAGGGAAGCTCATTCAGCAGATACTAGAGAAGGAGCTTGGTCTTGCCTAACCCAGGGTTCCTCTTTGCCGAAGACGCTGCTTTGAAGACCCGTCTGTCCCAGATGGAGGTGTCCACGGGGCGCAAGGTCCAGGTGTTCTACCGCCACCCAGAGAAGGACACGGAGAAGGTATACCCCTTCGCTACCATCGAACTACTGGACATCAACCACGCTACAGACCGTCAGCACTCAGAGCAGAACTACTACGTGTCCTCCAGTGTCGGTCTCACTCCAGAGCAGCAGGCTCTCTACAACACTCTCGACTACTACCCATCGCTCATGTCCCCAGCCGACCTTGCTGCCGAAGTGGCAGATGGTGGGTTCTTGGCGACTGAATCGTTCGTTCCTGTAAACCTACTGTACCAAGTCACTACTTACACAAGAAGTGCGCAGGACGATAGGGCACTTACAGCCCTAATGCTTCGTAGAGTTACTCCATTTAGGAGAGGCTTTATTGAAGTACCAGAAGACGGTACCATTCGGCGTTTAGACCTACTAAACTGGAACGGAACTGATATCCTTGACGGGGAAGCAGGGTATAAGAAGCGGATCTTCCGCAAGGTTTACACGCTCTCTATGTCTGCAGAGATACCAGCATCCGATCTCATTGGTCTAGAAAGAGTCCTCACTGTCGAGGGAACACTATCCAATTACACAGACTCGTCATCCACTGTCCTATCTAGCTCATTCTCTGAGGAGTTTTAAATGACCGCATACACAAACCCAGGTGTCTACGTAACCGAGTCACCACTCACTTCGCTTGTTCCCACCACTGGTGGCGTAGCGTCGGCAGCTTTCTGGGGAACGGCTGACCGTGGTCCCACAGTTGCTACCAAGGTGTCCGACTGGACAACCTACAAGTCGCTCTTCGGAGACTTGAACGACAACTACGATCTCGGCTACGCCGTGTACCACTTCTTCGCCAACGGGGGCCGTAACGCCTACGTCACTCGTGTCGTTAGCTCCACTGCGGTATCCGCCCAGACCGCTGCTGCCGTCAAGTGGTACCCGCTGGCTACTGGTGCGGCCGGTGTGGCTCAGGACCTCATGACCGTTACTGCTTCGTCACCTGGTCTATGGGGTAACAAGCTGTCCGTGAAGACGCTGGCTGGCTCTAGTGTCGCCACGGCTACTAACTTCCCCACCTTCGACTTCGTTGTCCTTCTCAACGGTGTAGAGGTCGAGCGCTGGACCGATGTGTCCCCGGACAACACGGCCAACCGCTACGTGGAGAGCGTTGTCAACACCTATTCCACTTTCGTCAAGGTATCCAATGTCAACCCAGGCAACCACCCGTACCACGTGGACGCTGTATACCAGGTTGCTGCTACGACTAACCTAGTAGGTGGCACGTCTCCGTCCGTGGTGGACGCTGACTACACGACAGCGTTCAACTCCATTGACTTGGTGCCTGGTAACTTGATCCTCAACGCTGTTGGGCAGAACGGTGCTACCGTAACGGGAGCGCTCGTGACCAAGGCGTCCACCCGTGGTGACAGCTTCGTCATCCTGGACCCGGACGTCAACGACGTTACGTTTGCCGACATCCAGACTACGGTTGCTGCGTACTCCGGTATCGGTAACTCCAGCTACGCTGCTACCTACGCACCGGCGCTGCTCATGGTAGACCCTGCCAAGTCTGGCGTGGGGGCCATTCGTGCCACCTACCCTGGTGGTGCTCTCGCCGGTCTGTACGTGCGTACCGAGGTAGAGCGCAGTGTTGCAAAGGCCCCCGCTGGCTACGCAGCCGACATCCGTGGTGCCCTCGCCCCCACTGTGAAGCTCACCACGGCTCAGGTTGGCACCCTGTACAACTCCCAGACCCCGGTCAACACGTTCAAGACGGTAGCTGGTGCAGGAGTGACAGTAGACGGGGCTCGCACCCTGCAGAAGGCCAACCCTGACCGCTTCATCAACGTGCGTCGTACCCTGAACTACCTCAAGTACAGCCTCAAGCAGCTCACTGAGTTCGCTGTGTTCGAGGCTAACGACCCACGCCTGTGGACAGAGGTCAACGTCAAGGTCGCTGGATTCCTCAACGAGTTCTGGCGTAGCGGCGGTCTCAAGGGCGAGCGTTCTAACGAAGCCTTCTTCGTTGTGTGTGACGCAAGCAACAACACCACGGCATCCATCGACCAGGGACAGCTTAGGGTTGACGTGGGTGTCAGCCTGCAGTACCCAGCCGAGTTCGTACTCATCAACATCAGCCAGTGGAGCGGTGGCAGCAACGCCGTCGATTCGCTCTGATACCTACCTTCACACAGGAGAATAGCTAATGGCTCGTTCAAGTAAGACAGACCCAGTAAGGAACTTCAAGTTCCAGGTTCAGATCATTCCATCTGACTCTCTAAAGGCCCACGTCGGTTCTGAGATCTCTAAGCTCGGCTTTGCCGTGGTGTCTGGACTGTCAGTCCAGAACGAGATGATCGCCTACCGTGAGGGCGGAATGAACACCCACCCACACAAGATGATCGGTCAGAGTGACTTCGCCCCCGTGACGTTCTCCAAGGGCGTCTTCGGTCACGAAAAGAGCCTCTACAACTGGCAAACCTTCCTCCACTCGTGGAGCCAGGGCGGTCAGGGTGGCGGTTCCACCTCTGCGGCGAATGACTACCGTTGCGACATCGTCGTTACGGTGTTCGACCACCCGGTATCCAGCGGTTCCTACGCAACTCCTGGAGACACGGCTAACGCCCCCACTCCAGCAGGTCAGGCCAAGATGGGCTTCAAGCTCTTCAACTGCTGGCCAGGCTCGTACAGCCTGACCGACCTCAATGCTGGCGACTCCAGCATCATGATTCAGCAGATGGTGATCAACCACGAGGGCTTCCACATCGAGTGGGCCCCCGACGCAGCCTCCGGCATTGACACTCAGCGTCTTGCCGCTATCGGCTGATAAACCCAAGAAACACAACAAGGAGAACTAGATGAGTAACAGTAGCGAAGAAGCTGCGGCATTGAACGATGCAATTGCTGACGACGCCCCAGAGATGCAGAACGCATTGTCAGGTGACGTACAGCTGTTGCGTGGGCTCTACGATGCAACAGACAACAGCTGGCACACGTCCGCTCAGGTAAGGGAGCTTACTGGTGCTGATGAAGAGCACCTTGCAGTCTTTGCTGCTAAGAAGGATCTAGGGTACAGCGAGTACATGACAGAGGTGTTGAACCGATCAGTCGTGAGCATCGGAGACTTGAAGGTGTCTCAGATGCCGGGGCTCATTGACAAGCTCATCCTTGCCGACAGGGATATCCTGTTCTTGGCGGTTACTCGGGTGACGTACGGTCGTACTAAGACATTCAAAGTGGCGTGCAAGAAGTGTGGTGAATTGAACGACATTGAGATCGACTTGATTGACGATTTCACGTCTGATCCGCCCCCCTTTGACCTCACAAAGCCTCTCCCCGTGGAGACTCTACACGGGGAGATCCTACTCAAGCTCCCTACTGGTGAGTCTGCTCAGCTAGCTACGGTCAAGGCGAAGAACGACGCTGAGATCAATACCTACATGCTGGCCTCCGCTGTTGTTGACGAAAAGCTCACGTCTATGGAGGAGCGCTTGGAGTGGGCCCGTGCCCTGTCATTAGGAGATCGACGTAAGTTGATTTCTGCCCTATCGGACGTTCAGGTAGGGCCTAAGATGGAGGAGGTGGAAACTCAGTGCGCCAGTTGTGAGAATGACCTCACGATTGCGTTGGACTGGGTCTCACTTCTACTGGCCTAACGTCAGAAGCATCTACTACGAATACGAAGCGATAGCCACAGTTTACAAAGGGTTTGCACTAGAAGCTGACATACGATCAATGCCTGTACGTATCAGATCGTTCTGGTACCACATGGCTGTTTGGCGACTTAAGCAGAATGGATAACTGTGGCTGATACCCCCTCATTCAACTCAGGATCAAGCGAGAGCCCTCTAGGCGGCAACGCCACGAGGAAGATGGGTGACATCAAGGCTGGACTTAAGGTCGATGTCACGCAGGTTAAGGCACTCCATGATGAGTTGAAGTCCATGCACAAGACCATCAAGGAGATCACTAAGGATCTCGGCAAGATGGGGGCGGCGTCGGGTGCAGTAGGTGGCGGCTCTAGCGGGTACAACCCTGGGTTCACTAACACTTCTCCTCCTGCCGGTTCTGGAGGAGGAGATGGTGGTGGCGGTGGCATGTTTGCCATGCTCGGAGGTGGTGGAGGTAGTGGTGTAGCTCGCCTTGGTACCGCCTACGGTATCATGTCTCTGCTAGGCTCAGTCGGTGGCATGGGTGGTGGAGTGCAAAGCCGTATGGATCGTGGGCGTGAGTACGCCTCCGGTGCAGATAAGCTGAACGTGCTATCGCAGCAGATCTACGGCATCACACAACGTCAGGCTCTAGACCAGCGTGCCCCCCTCGCCCAGTTCCGTATTGGTGATGGTGGTATCAACGCCGTTACCAACTTCCAGCTACAGACTGGTGTTTCGTCACAGATGATGGCTCGCCAGGCTTCTGGCGTCATGGCATCATCTGGCTACACCGTACCGATGCAGGACATTCTCTCTGCCCAGCAGACGATGATGTCCCCAGAAGTAGCTAACCGCATGTTCATGATGGGCGGCTCTGTATACGGAGCCGGTGGCCAGGTTAAGGGCCCCATGGACATGATGCAGCAGACCGTCCAGCAGATGGGGTTGACCAACCCAGCGCTGCTTGCTGGAGCTATTCGTCCTGGGTCTGTGACTCGGACTCAGATGACTATGCGTGGCATCCCTGAGGAGCTGCAGACACAGTACATCCAGTACGCTCAGCAGAACGCACAGTACCAGAAGAAGGGCGGTACAGGAATGTACGACCCTTCCAAGGAGTCTGACCGCAAGCTGATGGGTATCGAGGATAACTACTCCACACAGCAGCAGGAGACCAATCGTGTACGTGCTGAGCGTGAGGAGCGCTACATTAGCCGTCATTTGGACAACATGTCCACGGCTGAAAAGCAGCAGCAGAACATCATCACTGCCCTTGAGAGCATTGAGGATCTGCTGTCTAAGGTACTAGGTGTTGGGGTGTCGAACGCCCCCGCCATGAAAGGAGCCAGCGGTCTGTTGAAGACGGGCGGCTCTGCAGCCATGGCTGCCGGTCTCATGACAGCTAATCCATGGCTTATCGGTGGGGGAGCAGCAGCTACTGTGGCGGGCACCCTAATGGGCGGTGG